TGACATCAGGGAACATCGTTGAATTTACTCAAGCAGTAGATATTGACAGTATGGTAGGTCACGAAGGTTACGAACGAGTAATCGAAGATGGTGAACAGGTAGAGCAAGTTGAGAGTAGACCTCTCCCTTTGATGGCTCCAACACCTAGTAAACCTCGTGGACGACCTGCTAAGAATAAACAAGGGTAACTGATATATGGCAATTTATCGAGGTTCAGGCGGTAGCGTAGAAGGTATCATAGAGTCGGATATCGTCACTGTCGCTATTACACAAGGCGGGACAGGTGCTAAAACAGCTGCTGCTGCTCGTACCAATCTTGGCCTTGGCACAGCTGCCACAACAGACTCTTCTGCTTACGCTACAGCTGCTCAAGGCACTTTAGCTGATTCTGCTGTACAACCAACCGATATTGGCACTGCTGCCGCTAAAGATATTACTTTCTTTGCCTCTGCTGCTCAAGGTACGCTTGCTGACTCTGCACTGCAATCGGATGATATTGGTGTTTCAGTTCAAGCTTACGATGCACAGTTAACTGATGTAGCAGGTCTTACAGCAACAGACAACGGTGTTATTATCGGTAACGGTACTAACTTTGTTGTTGAATCAGGCTCCACTCTTCGCTCTTCTCTTGGCCTTGCTATTGGCACAGACGTTCTAGCTCCTAACGGTAGCGCAGCTAGTCTCACAGATTTCCCTACATTCAATCAAAACACAACAGGTACTGCTGCTAATGTATCAGGCGTTGTAGCTATTGCCAACGGTGGTACAGGTCAGACTACAGCTGCTACTGCTAGGGCTGCTCTATTGCCTACTTACGCTACTAATGGCGGTAAAGTATTGGCTGTTAAAGCTGATGCCTCAGACGTTGAGTATATTACAGTAAGTGGCTCAGGCTCTGTCACATCGGTTGACATGTCTGTTCCTACTGGCTTGTCTGTATCAGGTAATCCAGTTACATCGGCAGGCACTCTTGCTGTTACTTACGCTTCTGGCTACGCTATTCCTACTACTGCTAAGCAAACTGAGTGGGATACTGCCTACACTGACCGTAATAAGTGGGATGGTGGCGCTACAGGGCTTACAGCAGCTACAGGACGTACAAGCTTAGGTTTAGGTACAGCAGCTACTACAGCAGCTACGGATTACGCTACAGCTGCTCAAGGTGTTAAAGCTGATGATGCTTTGCCTGCTACGAATCCAAGCTACACAGGTACATTGACAGGTGGTACAGGTGTTGTTAACCTTGGCTCAGGACAGCTCTACAAGGATTCGTCAGGTAACGTAGGTGTTGGTACGAGTTCTCCCGGACAAAAACTAACTGTTGTTGGAACAATCGAATCTACTTCTGGTGGTGTAAAGTTTCCTGACGGGACTACACAAGCTACAGCGGCATCGAGTGTTCCTATTGACATTCAAACATTTAACGCTGGAGATGCAGACCTAACATGGGATAAGCCTACTGGTGGTCAAACAATGGTGAAAATCCAAGTTTGGGCTGGCGGCGGCGGTGGTTCTCGTGGAGGAAGTGCAACTAACGGATTTGGCGGTGGTGGTGGCGGTGCGTACATCGAGTGGTCCGGTCCTATTTCATACATGGCTTCGACAGCAACTGTTACCGTTGGTGCTGCTGGTGTTGGACGTACATCGTCAACTGGAAATGGAACAGCAGGTGGTAATTCATCAGTTGTTATTGCAAGTTATCCATCTGGTTCTTTGACACTTACTGCTTACGGCGGTGGTGGCGCTGTAGGCGGTGCTGGTTCTTCTTCTGGTAGCGGCGGCGGTGGCGGCGGTCAAGGTACTGCTGGTGTTAATGGAGCTGCTGGAAAAGGTTTTATTAGTGAAACAGGCTATGGCATAGACGTAGGAAATGGTGGAACTGGTAGCAGCGGCTCAGTTTCTGCAAACGATGGTATGGGTTCATACTATGGAGGAGCAGGTGGCGTTGGAGTTGGCTTCACCATAAAAGGTGGAAACTCTGTTTGGGGCGGAGGTGGAGGTGCAAAAACTACCGCAGTAAACGGATCAGCAACAGGAGAAACACGCTGTCAGAGCCTATCTTTATTTGGTGGTAATGGCGGTGTTGGCGCTGCTGGTACAACTCCAGCAGGCGGTGGTGGATGCGCTTCTACTACTAACACAAACGCTTTTGATGGTGGCGCTGGTCGTGTCATCATTACATCTTGGTAATTGGAGAAGACATGACACCAAAAGTTTATGGATTAGTTGACTCACAAGGTTTAATTGTTAATGCGTTTTATTGGAATCAAGACCCTGCTAACTATCCAGTAGAAGATGGTTATTCAATCGTTCGCATTGATGAAATAGAAAACTGCGGCATTGGTTGGTCTTATATTAATGGTCAGTTTGTTGACCCATTTATATCTATGGATGAGGAAATAAATGAGTGAACACGTAGCAACAGAAACAGGAGTAGCTCTGGCGACTAAAGCAGCACCTCCAGTGACAATAAGCCTAGCTACAGTGGCTGGTTATCAAGTATCAGAGTTAGTTCTATGGGCTACTTTGATATATACAGCGTTAATGATTGGTCATAAAGTGTATCAAATTTACACAGATGTAACTAAATCTATTGACAAATTTGAATAAATATAGTAGGATACGCATTATGGCAACATCTAAGAAACAAAACGCTAAAGTAGGTAAAGTTATGGGTGAGTACAAAGAAGGTACTCTCCATAGCGGCAAAGGCGGTCCTGTCGTTAAAGACCGTAAACAAGCCATTGCTATTGCCATGTCTGAGGCTAAGATGCCTGTTCGTGGTGCTCGTACAGCTAAGAACAAGGCTAAGAAGGTCAAATAAGTATGGCTACTTACTTAGAAACAGTTAATAATGTACTCCGTAGGTTGCGTGAGCCTACGGTTATTAGCGTTAATGAAACAAACTACTCAGCTATGTTGGGTGTATTTGTTAATGATGCTAAACGTGAAGTAGAGGATGCTCTGGAGTGGAACTCCTTGTCTTCTACCGTTACAGTCAACACAGTAGCTAATACGTTTAACTATACTTTGACAGGCGCTGGTACTCGTTTCCGTGTCATGGATGTCTTAAATGACACAAGTGATACCGTGTTACGTCAGGCTCCATCATCTTGGATGAACAAGCAGTTCTTGTTGACTAGCCAGTCTAATAGTGTACCTCATTACTATAACTTTAACGGTGTAGATAGCAACGATGACACACAGGTTGACATCTTCCCTATCCCTAATGGTGTCTATACGCTGCGTTTTAACTTGATTATCCCTCAAGCTGAACTGACTTCTGATAGCACACGTATCGTAGTTCCTCATCATTTAGTGGCTATGTTGGCTTACGCTAAAGCTATTGCTGAACGTGGTGAAGACGGTGGTAACCTCTCCTCTGAAGCTTACGCTTTGTACAAGACAGCTTTGGCTAACGAAGTTGCTATTGAGCGTAATCGTTACGAAGACGAAATGAACTGGACTGCTCCATAATGGCTACGCAACGCAGTGAGTATGACTATGACAGTAGGATGGTGCGTTAATGGCTGAACAACTAATAGCATCCTCTATTGCAGCTCCCGGCTTCATGGGGGTTAATACTCAAGATAGCTCAGTTGCTCTTGAGTCAGGCTTTGCTACGCAAGCTCTCAACTGCGTTATCGACAAGTTTGGTCGTATCGGTGCTCGTAAGGGATGGGCTGCTAAACACGCAACAAACAGTGATTTAGGCACAGCTGATATTAAAGCTATCGGTGAGTTGATTAGCAAAGACGGTACTTCTTACACCATTGCAGCAGGGAATAACAAGATCTTCAAGTTGAGTGGTTCTACGCTCACTATGTTGACATACGGCGGTGGCGGTACAGCTCCTACGATTACAGACAGCAACTGGCAGATGGCTGTTTTGAACGGTGTAATGTATCTCTATCAAATAGGACATGATCCTTTGATCTTTGATCCAGCCGTATCTGCTACTACTTATCGCAGAGTATCTGAGAAGTCAGGCCACGCTGGAACTATTTACAATAATAACTGTGCCATCTCAGCTTATGGTCGTATTTGGTCAGCTAGTAATTCAACAGACAAGAGCACGCTCCAGTTCTCTGATTTGTTGTCAGGGCATGTCCACACAGGCTCAGCAGGTACTTTAGACGTATCTGAAATATGGCCTAACGGTGCTGATGAGATTACAGCTTTGGCTGCTCATAACGGTTTCTTGTATATCTTTGGTCGTCGTCAGATCTTGATTTACCAAGGCCCTACTAACCCATCTACAATGTCTCTCCAAGATACTATTGTTGGTATTGGCTGCTGTGCTCGTGATTCTGTAGCTGTTACAGGCTCTGATATCCTCTTCCTGTCTGATTCAGGTGTACGTTCTATGGCTCGTACAGTACAGGAGAAATCAGCTCCTTTGAGAGACATCAGCGCTAACGTCCGTGATGACATAGTTCAAGATACTTCTCAAGAGACTTTGGCTAACATTAAGGCTGTATATTCAGACATCAATGCCTTTTATTTAATCACATTCCCTGCTTCGTCAACTACTTACTGTTTTGATGTGCGTAAGGCTCTCCCTGATGGTTCAGCTCGTGTGACTACTTGGAGCTTAGTTCCTAAAGCTTTATTCTCTAATCGAGATAAAGAGCTTCTCACAGGTCATGCTGGATATGTAGGAAGCTATACAGGAAGAATAGACAGGACAACACCTTATCGTTTTGCTTACTACAGCAGTCATTTTGACTTAGGTACACCATCACAGATTAAGGTACTTAAAAAGGTTGGTTTTACCATTGTTGGGGCTTCAGGTAAAGGCTTAGCTTTAAAGTACGGCTTTGATTTCTCTGACGCATATCGCTCTCTTCCTTTTAACCTCGTTACTGTTAACGTGGCTGAATACGGTGTTGCTGAGTATGGAATTGCTGAATATTCTACAGGCACTGTGTTTGACAATCAAAAAGTTCAAGCTGGTGGTAGCGGTAATGTGCTTCAAATTGGACTTGAGGTAGAGATTAATAACTTTGAGATTAGCGTTCAGAAGCTGGACGTATTTTGTAAATTAGGACGAACACGATGAGTAACTATTCAAAAGTCACGGATTTCGCAGCTAAGGATTCCCTTGATACAGGCAACCCTGCTAAGATTGTCAAGGGCGTTGAAATCAACGACGAACTGGTAGCTATTAGCAGCGCTATTGCCACCAAAGCAGACAAGAGTAGCCCTGAGTTTACAGGTACTGTTACCGGCGCTGATCTGAGTCTGTCAGGTGGTTTAACTGTTGCAGGTGCTACATCGTTGCAAGGCGTGACAGCTACCTCATTGAGTCTGGCTAGCTCTATTGTCTTTGAAGGCGCTACAGCAGATGATTACGAGACAACAATCACTATAACAGACCCTACAGCAGATCGTACAATTACTATTCCTAATAAGACAGGTACTGTAGCTCTTACCTCGGATATCCCTGCCTCAGCAGCCACCACTGTCTCAGGCTCGTACTCTATCTCAGGCTCTACTACATTGACTGTAACGTCTACAGCACATGGTCGAGCAGTTGGTGATACTGTTTATTTGAATTTCACATCAGGTACAGCAGTAGATGACTTCTTTACTATTGTCTCCTCAGCTGATGCTAACACATTTACAGTTACCTATGGTAGTTCTATTACTACTTCAGGTGATGTGTATGTCAACTACAGCACATTAGGTTTGATTCGTACAGCCTCTTCCGATGAGGCTAAGGCTTCTGTGGGTGGTGGTGCTATTACTCCTGTTACGTTGGATGCTGTTCTCGATGACAGGTTCACCGTTACTGGCAGTGCTCCAACCTTCTTGGCTAGAGCTTGGGTGTTCTTCTCAGGTTCAGTTAATAATGATTTATCAGGTAACTGGTCACGTTCAGGCACAGATGTCACCGTTACTATGACATCACACGGCGCTAAAGTAGGCCATAAGTTGTATCTAAACTTTAACGCTACTGTTGCCGATGGTGTGTATGAAGTAGTCTCTGTTACCGATGCTAATACATTTAATGTCACTTCAGCAACCTCTGGTACAGCCAGCGGAACTGTAATCAGCACTCGTCAAACAATCCGTAATGATGGTAATGTAGCCTACGTTTCTCGTCAGAGCACAGGCGACTACTTGGTTAATTTTGATGCTGCAATGCCTTCTGAATATTACGGTTTTGCTTTCACGTCTTCTTCTGGACAATCTTATATTGATGCTGGAACCCTTCCTACAACAATGTGCTTCCGTATGCAAACCACAGATTCAGCCGGTACAGCAAGCAGCCCAACTCTTGTGTCTGCTATCGTTGTAGGTTAAAATTTCTTGACATATATGATATAATATAGCTCTTTTAAAGGAGCACCAAAATGATAACCTACCAAGTAGAAAATTATCAAGACATTGAGCCAGAGCTTATTAAACTGTATCCAGAGCATTATGAAGAGCTAGGAGTCTCTAAAGACTTCCCTCTAGATCCTGATTACTTGCGATACGATAAGCTAGCTAATGCCGGTATCCTTTATTGCTATACCTGTCGTGAAGACGGTGAGTTGATTGGTTATATTATCTTCGTGATTCAAACTGCCTTGCATTATAAGACTTGCATGGTAGCTCATGAAGACATCTACTACTTACGTAAAGATAAGCGTAAGGGTCGTTTAGGCATCAAGCTCTTCCAGTTCGCTGAAGAAGAACTAGGTAAGATGAATGTCAATCGTGTTGTCTATGGTACTAAAACGTATTCAGACAATAGTAAGTTATTTGAATATCTCGGTTATACGTTCTTTGAAAAATTATACACAAAGACTATAAATAAAACACCACTAGAAAGGTAAGAATTATGGGTTCAGCAGTAGGAGCTACTTTAGACGTATTTGGATTGGGGCCAGCCTCGATTCAAGCAGATGCTGCTTATGATGCAGCAAAGTATTCATCGGATGCTCAATTACGAGCAGCTCAAACGGCTGCTGATGCCTCAGCGTTCCGTCCTGTAGGTATTACCAATCGCTTTGGTACATCTAACTTCACGATGAAGGGTAACAAGCTTACAGGAGCTGGGTATACCTTGTCTCCTGAGCTTAAACAATATCAAGATTACCTTTCCCAACAAACACGAGCTGGTTTAGGCGACTCTTCTCGTCTATTGTCTCTTGGGCGTGCTTATATTAACGAAGATCCTGTTGCTGTACGTCAGCGATATATAGATCAGCAAAAAGCTATATTAGATCCTGAGAACGAACAAACTCTGGCTGGTATCCGTAACAACCTCTTCCAATCAGGCCGTACTGGTTTGGCTACAGGTGCTACTGAAGCAGGTAACATGGCTGCTACTAACCCTGAGATGGCTGCTTATTACAATGCCTTAGCTAAGCAAAATGCTCAGTTGGCTGTCGGTGCTGAGAATGCTGCTCAACAGCAAGTAGCTTACGGACAAGGTTTGTTGTCTTCGGCTTACTCTCCTTTCCAGACATCGCTTGGTTTGATGGGTTCTGTTGAAGAATTGGGTCGTTCACCTTTTGATCTGGGTGTTTCTTTAGGCGGTAGGACTGCTCAAGCAGGAGGTAATGTTGCTCAGGCGTTGTTGACAGGTGGTATGAGTGCAGCTAAGACAATGCAAGGCGCTATGGGTACAAGTCCTACAGCTGCTGGTATTTTTGGCCTTACACAAAGCCCCGGTGTTAATAAAGCATTAAGTAACTGGGGAAATCAGGCAATGTACAACGCACAACTTCCTGATTGGAATACTCCTTCTACTTTCAACACTACAGGTAACGAGTACGCCGATATGGGCACACAACAAGGATGGTGGTAATACATGGCAACAGATAGCGTAATGGGGTTATTCGCTGACCCACAACAGATCCAACAAGCTCAACGTCAACAGTTTATGCAAACAGCTGCTGATTTGTCTCAAATGGACCCTTCTCGTCTTGCTACTTTCTATGCTATGCAAGGCGGCTACGGTCTAGGTAATGCTATTGGCTCTGCTTTGGGTGCTGAAGACCCTCAGTTGAAGATGGCTGCGGCTCGTCGCCAAGTCTTGCAAGGCGTTGACCAAACAGACGCTACTTCTCTACGTAAAGCAGCTCAGCAGTTAGCTGATATGGGTGACTTACAAGGTGCTAATGCACTAGCTCAGCAGTCAGTGGCTATTCAAGCTAAGATTGATGAGAAGCAAGCAGCACGTGAGCAGGCTTTGATACTAGGCCGTGAAAAGATTCAGAGTGCTGAACAGATTGCTTCTGAACGTAATGCTTTGATGGCTCAGATTGCTCAGATGAATGCTTCTTTGCGTGGTGCTAATAGCGATGTACAACGTCAGTTGATTGAACAACGTATTGAAGACTTGAAGACTAAAGCAGCTGAGAAGCAACAAACGCTTGAGTCTCAGGCTCAAGGCCGTGTAGCAGCTTTTGATAGTGCTCTAGGTACGTTGGATATCTTAAATAAACATCCCGGTAAAAAAGCAGTTGTAGGTGCTCTATCTGGGGGTGTTGTTTCCGCTATTCCCGGCACTGATGCAGCTGGTTTTGCTTCTCAGTTGGAGACATTTAAAGCTCAGACCTTTATTCCTCAAGTGGCTGCTCTTAAAGGCATGGGTGCTTTGTCAGATGCTGAAGGTAAGAAACTTACAGCTGCTGTTGGTGCTTTAGACCCTAAGATGAAACTCTCTGAATTTAATGATGCCATTTCTCGTATTAAAGCTGACTTAGAAGCCGCTCGTCAACGTGCTTCTACATTGCCGGGCATGAGTAATACCGCAGGTGGCGGTGGTGGTTCTTCTGCAAAAGTTAAAAAATGGGGTGACCTGTAATGGATATTGAACTCCCAAATGGTTACGTAATTCAAGGCGTTCCTGAAGGTACGTCAAAACAGGCAATTATGGACAAGGCTATTAAAGCCGGATTAGCTACCGCTGCTGACTTTGGTATGTCTCAGGAAACTCAGCGTGGTCGTCCTACAATGGCTAACGATCCTCGTATTATTAAAGACACAGAATCTCGTCCCTCCAATAAAGGTATGTTTGAAAAGGTAGGGGACTTCCTGTCTACTCCTGCTGGCATAGTTACTCCTGAACAACTAGGCGGATCTACTGCTGGTCGTGTTGCTCAAGGTGTGCTAGATCCTTTGTTGGGTATTGGTCAACTAGTTTCCAAAGCTTTCGGTAACGACACTGTATCTCAGCGTTTACAACAGAACGAACTACGCTATCAGCAAGCTCGTCAACAAGCTGGCGAAGAAGGCACAGACGTAGCCCGTATTGTAGGTAACGTAGCTTCTCCTATTAACTATGTTGCTCCCGCAGCCGCTACAGGTGGTTTGATGCGTTCCGCAGCTACAGGCGCTTCTTTAGCAGCTACGCAGCCTGTGTATGGTACTGATTTTTGGTCTGAAAAAGGCACTCAAGCCGCTGTAGGTGCTGTATTAGGTCCGTTGGCTGAGTACGGTGTCAAAGGTGCTGGTAAGCTATTGGATAGCTTTAAAGGGTTATCTGAGTCAGGAAGAGCACAAGCTTTGCAAGATTGGTTGCTGAAGACCTCAGGTAAAGATAAAGAAGTCATTATTAAGGCGTTACAAGAGGCTAAGTCTATTGTTCCCGGCAGTCAACCAACTGCTATGGAAGCTCTGGCAGCAGTTCCTGAAGGTGCTCCTTTGGCGGCAGCTCAGAAAGCTATCAGCCGTGAGTCTTCTGCTGCCCCTATTGCTCTTACTCGTCAAGCTGAACAAGAAGCTGCTCGTCAGGCTCAATTAGCCGCTATTGCAGGAACTCCTGAGCAACGTGCCGCCGTTGAAGCTGCTAGAACAGCTACAGGTGAGACACGAGAAGCAGCTTTAGGTATGGCTGATACGGTAAAGCAAGCCTTTGATGACATTACAACAAATGTCATGGGTCAAGCCAACCGAATTGTAGGCTCTCGTGGTAGCTCTATGGTCACAGGTGAAGGACTTCCTGTCACTAACTTGACTGACCTTGCTAAAGAAACAACTAAAAATCTTCAAAAATATCAACGTGTATCTCTGGCTGATAATGGCTTCTTTCCGTTGGAAGTTAAGTCTGTTACACAGCAAATTGACACAGCTATTGAAGGAACATCTTCTGATTTGTCTAAAGCTGTCTTGAAGCTCGCTAAGGATAAAATATTGTCCAAAGCAGATGAGAATGGTTTTATTAGTAGTCGTGATTTGTACGATAACGTACGTAAGACACTTAACCAAGACATTGAAGCCTTCCTTACTCAAGCAGGTCGCCCTGCACAAGGCGGTATCCCGCAACAGGCAGCTAAGGCGGCTGGCAATGTTAAATCATTTATTGATGCTTCTTTAAATAAATCATCTGGTGGGTTGTGGGGCAAATATATTGATGACTTTGCAGGCCATAGTCAAAAGTTAGACCGTATGGCTATTGGCGAGGCTTTGGAAAAGAAGCTTGGCACTCCTTTGGACAACAAAGAACGTGCTGCTGCTTTTGCTCAAGCTGTACAGGAAGCTGGTGGTTTGATTAAACGTGCTACAGGTCAACCACGCTATTCACAGGTGTCTGAAGTTCTTACAGCAGAGGAAACAGGAGCTGTTAACCGTGTGTTAGCTGATCTAACTCGTCTGGAAAAAGGCAAGACTTTAGCAGGTAGCGTAAAGACTCCTGAGTATGCCCCTAAAGCTCCTTTAGAAGGTACTGGTTTCTTGAGCCGTACTTATACGGTGGCTAAAGAAGTTATGCAAGCTTTGTCTCGTGGTAACAAAGAAGAGTTTGAAAAGAAATTCATTCAGCTGGCTATGGACCCTCAAGCAATGGCTGCTTTCATGCAAGCTGGCCCTATCACTACTCAACGTAAACTAGTTGAAGCAATGAATAAGCGTCTTAGCCCTGAAGGGCAACGTATTCTTATTCAGTCGGCTACTGTTGGAGAACCTGCACGTACAGTGGGTGAGTAATGCCTCTCTTAATCCTTGCTGGTGCTCTCAAGGCTGTTGAGGCTATCCAG